GTTGCCGGTCGGCTCATCTGCCGCCGCGCGCGTGCCGGTCATGGCTGCGCTGCCGATGCGCGCCATGATCCCCGGGCCGGTTGTCGGGATCGACTGACCGCCCCCGAGCATCCCCGCCAACTGCGCGGCGGTCGAGGAGTTGCCCTGCGCCATCGCGCGGGTTCGGGCCATGATGCTCTCGGCCTTGGCCGTCCGCAGGAACCGCTGGAGATCGTTCTCATCCGCGAACATCATCTTGAACGACTGCTGCGCCTCCGGCCCCATCTGTGCGATCTTGGCCGCGACGTTGGCATTGGTCAACGGCTGCCGCAGATCGGTCGCCCACTTGTTGAACCAGCCCATGCGGAACGCGCTGACGGCGTTCGGGCCGCCCCGCTTGGCCGCCCGGTCGAGGTTGAACTTGAGCACATCCGCCGGGGCGTGCGCCGACTCGGCCCCATCTCCGAAGGAACTCAGGAGCACCTTCGAGGTGTAGTAGTTGTTGTCGATGGCCGGCAGTTCCGGCATCGCATCGTGCATTGCATCTTCGAGGGTCTGCTTGGCCGCACCGAACTTCTGGCCGTCCAGTCCATCCCCCTGAGCGAACGCCTTCTGTGAAGTCTGCGCCAGATTGCGCCGGGTCTCCTGCAACCGGCGGAAGCTGGGCGGCATGGGCGGCTTCTGCCCGGTCTGCGGGTCGGGCTCGTTGCTGTCGTTCCACAGCTTGATCTCGCGCGAGTCCGGCTTCACCATGCGGTAGGCATCCCGAATCTCCGGCTGCTGGAGCGCGGCATCCACCTGCGGGTGCTCGATCTGGTCGTACTTCTCTTCGAGTGGCTGGTACATCTTGTCAGCCGCCGAGCGCATCGAGGTCTTGGCCGCCGCCTCGACTTCAGGCAGGTTGATGTGCCCGCCCGAGCCCGAGTTGGCTTCGAGCGAAGACGCCATGCGCTCCGACTGTCCGCTCTGCCGTGCGTTCAGGAACTCGTTCGCGGCGGCCCGGACGGTCGGGTTGCCGTTGGCCACGCGCCGCAGTTCATCCGCCAACTCCGGGCTCACATCGGCCAGCGTGACCGGAGCCTTCGTGTCCTGCGCGAGTTTGGCCACCTGATCGGCCACATCGACCGGAGCCACCCGGGCCAGTCGGACCAACGCCTGCTTGGCCGCCGGCTGGAGCACGTCGATGATGGTGCCGATCAGCTTGAAGGCCGGCGCGAGCACGACCGGAGCCACCGCGCCAATCGCCGCGCCCATCTCCGCGCCATTGGACGCATCGGGGATGGCGTTCAGTCCGTTCTCGGTGCTGCCGCCTTCGCCTGCAACCGCCCCGATGCCGGCTCCCGCCAATGCGCCCTTCAGCACGGTGCCAACCGCGCCGCCCGCAATCTCCGGGGCCGCCGCACCGATCAGCGCGCCGGGGGCGAGCCCACCCGCGAGTTCTGCCCCACCGTACAGGTAGGGGTGCGCCTGCTTGGCCGCCTCGTTGTTCGAGCGCTCGGCATCCCGGGCGTGCGCGTAGCCCTTGGGGTCGCCCCCAAGGAACTCGGGCAGATGGCCCCAGACGCCGCCCGCGATTTCATCCTGATGGCCGAGCGTGAGGCCCTGCACCAGCCCACGGCCGGCGGCCTCGGCCTCGCTCGGGGCCTTGTCCTGCACCGAGAGCGCGGTCTTCAGCCCTTCCAGATTGGTGATCTGGCCCTTGGTTTCCCGGGAGATAAAGGCGTCGATAGAGGCCGCACGCACACGTTTCTGCGTGGCCTTCAATACCTTCTCCCAGATCGAATTGAGGTCGCCCATTACTGTTCTCCCAGAGCGTCATCGACTTCAGAAGCGCTGCCTTCACCCTGCTCTTCACCGACATTGCCGTTGTACAGATCGTCAGCAGACATCAACGGAACCCCGGGGTGCGTCTTGAGGAACGAATTATACTGTGAAGTGTAGCGTGCCCGATCCGCCTTCTCGACCCGGTTCACGACATCACGGAGGTTCTGCAACTGCTCGGGCGGCAGCGTGCCGTCCCATACCTGTGCGATGTACCGCAAGCTCTTGCCCTTCCACGAGGCGTCAATGTTCGACAGCACGTTGAAGATGCCCTGCCGCATCTGCGGGTTGGCATCCGACACGCGGACATAGTTCAGGAGCGCCGACTTGGTAGCCGCCGGATTGCCGGCCGCCGCCGCATCGAAGATGGCCCGGGCACGATTGATCGAGAACGCCGACTTGATGATGTCGCTGTTGTGGCTCTCGAAGTTCTGCGTCCACCGCAGGTTCATCTGATCTTCGTGGCTTGCCCCGGTCTGGGTCAACCGCTCGCGCTGAAGCGCCAGATTCTCCAGCCGGAGCGCCTGAAGATCGGCCGGCATCGAAGGATCACGGAGATGCTTGATGAGGCCCGTCGAAGGGTCGCCCACGTCGAGCGCGCCTTCCGGTCCCTGCAAGAACTGATACTTGAGCGACTGCTCGTGCATGGCCGAGAGCAGCTTGGAAATCTGGCCGGCTCCCTCGATGTCGCCCTGCGCCAGCAATGCCTGAGCGGCCTGCGAGAGCCGGTCGAGGCGCTGCGTCGGGTTCTCACCACCGACCGGCGCGAACTGCTGCATGACCGAACGCCGGGCCGCCTGCACACGAAGCTGATCCGCCACCTGCTGGTGCCCGATCTGTTCCTTGGTCGAGTTCTCGTAGCCGGCCTGCCCGCCCCGGAGCCCGGCGGCAAGGATGCCGGCGAAGCTCTTGGGCGTGGCCGAGGGCGCGCTCGCTTCGAGCACGCTGATACCGGCGTTCAGGAGCCCCTGCCGGCGGGCGATGTTCGCCTGCCGGTCATCGAGGAGCCCCGACTGATCCTCACCCCCACCGAAGAGGGTCTGGAGAATGGGGGTTGGCATTAGCCGATCCGATTGCCATTGGCATCGTATTGCGCGGGAAGACCGTAGTTCGGCCCGGCATCATAGCCCGGGTTGGTCGGAATGGCGCTGGGGTCGATGGCCGGCCCGCCGCCACCCATGCCGAGGTTGCCGGCTGCCTTCACGGCACCGCCGACGCCGGGGATGAAGCTGCCCGCCACGCCGGCCAGCCCTGCGATGGTGCCGAGCAGACTGCCCTGCGTCTTCTGGGTGGTGGTGTAGCCGCCGCCCTGCTCGCCGCTCTGCTGGGCCTGAAGGAACTGCTGAAGTTGCGCGTTGCTCTGGGCGTTGCTGCCCATGCCGAGGTTCGCCAGCGCCCCGCCGGCCTGCTGCGCGTACTGGTTCGCATCGCGGAATCCGCCATAGCGGAGCCCGGCGAGCGTCTGGGATTCGTTCTGATTGATGTCACGATTGCCGAGCGACTGGAGCACGGCCGACCGGCTGCCGCCGAACGCGCCCGCCTTGGTGGCGAGGTCGTTGGCCTGCGCGCCGGCATCGGCCCGCTGGCGGTCGAAGTCCGACTGGACGCCATGCACCACGTCGTTCTCGAACGGGTTCATGAACGCGGAGACATCGCCCTGTCCGGCCCGCTGGAGGATGCCCTGCCCCTGCTGGAAGTTCGGATCATCGTAGATGCTCCGAGTCGCATTGGGGTTGTTCTGCATGTAGCTGTTGCTCAGGTTCCCGAGAGTCGTGCGATACTGCTTCACCCAGTTCTGGGTGGCATCATCGGGAGTGAACGTCTGCGAGGTCGATCCGCCCTTGAGTCCCATGTGGTTACAACTCCTTCGAGAACTGCACTTGGCCTGCGCTCCATCCGCGTTCCCGAGTCAGGAACGTCTTCTCAAATCCGCGACGGCCGGTGAACGTCGCTGCGGTGCATCCCTGCGCCCGGCCCCACTCCTCGATCATCGGCTCCATGAGCCGAAGCTCCCACAACTGGCCAGCCGCCAAGAAGAAGTGTAGCACCCTCTTCTGGGGTGTCTGGTGGACTTCCGTGATGACGATGGAGTGCGCGCCGGGCCACATCTGGAAGTGGCCGTCCGCAATCCCCGCGCGGATGTCCTCCAGCCTGTGGGTCGGTGGTGAACCCGTGTAGGCAAGTGCGTCACTAATATGGCTTTGGAGCCTCCCAAAGTCCAGTTCCCACCCCTCGTAGGTCATTAGAGGGTGGCGTAGTCCGGCCGAACCCAGTCAATGGCCAGTTGCTTCTTCTTGGTCTGCCCGTATCCGGCGAACTTGATGACGATTTGATCCGGGGTCAAGGCAAAGGAGGAAGTGAAGGTGATCTTCACTGGGTCCATGCCGCTCCGGGCGTACCATGCCGACCAGTTCCCGCTGCCGTCGCTCTGGAGGTGCAGGTAGATGGCCCCATACGCGCCAGTCGCGGCCGGCAGTGTCACGGTGGCGAGGTCCGAGTTGCCGGTGTCCGCGAGGAAACCAGTGTAGGACCGGACCAGCACGACCGGGTTGGTGACGTGGGCGAAGAGCACCGCCACGGCATGGTCATTCCCTGACTGATGGAACCCCACCTCGATGTCGTTGTAGTCGGTGTCCATCTCTCCGAACAGTTTACAGGTGATCGACTTGGCCGTGCCCGGCGGGGTGTAGGGCCGGTGGGCGATGAACTTGTCCCCCGAGCCACTGCCGTCGAACCGCGCGGCGGCACAGCTACGGCTGAAGGGGTCGGCCCCCACCACCAGCGCGTTACTACCACTGAACGCGGTCGAGACCGTCCACGCCGCGTCGAGCGTCGGGCCGGGGAACTCATCGGCATCCCCGTTCGAGTAGGTGTCCGGGTCATCGAGTGGCACGAAGGACGCGCCCCCGCCGGCCCCGGCCGTCTGCCACGTCGGAACGCCAGACACTACCCCCAAGACCTGACCATCCGACCCGACCCCCAGACGCGCGGGAATCCCCGACGCCTGATAGATCATGTCGCCGTCTGTGGTCATCGGATTAATCATGGCCTCCGACTCTCGGGGCCACATCTGTCCAGCGCTTGGGCGAGGCATTATGGTGTCGTCCCTTCAATCAGCACGCGGGTCATGCCGATGTGCGTTACCACCGAGGCCGGAGCCGGAGCGTAGTTCAGGTACTTGATGAGCCATTCGGCCCCAGTCAGATCAGCCGTGTTGTTCAGGATGCCGACTGCCGTGTGCGACCCATCGAGGTAATAGGCCGGCAGCGTGCCGGTCAGCACCGTCGAGCAGAGGTTCGTCCACGGCCCCGAGATACCTGTCGTGTTGCCTTCCAGTGTCAACGTCAGGCCATCCGCCGAGACGGTCAGCTTGAGGTAGTAGTCCGCGCCGGGAGAGATGGACAGCGGACTCCCCGAGGCCAGCACCACCACGCCATCGCCCGGAGTCTGATTCTCTACGATCTGCGGCGTCAGGGTAGCACCCGCCGGGAAGGCACCCCCGAAGATGCCCGCCTGAATACTGATGTCGTTGGTGGGAGTGCCATCGGGCATCATCACCGAGAAGCCGACCCACGCATTGTACAGCGAGGCGGCCCCGCGAGTCACCTTCATAATCCCCACGAAGTCCCGATCCGCGTAATCCGGCTGGATGCTGGCCTGTCGGGCACCGCCCGAAGAGACGCCACCATGTACCGCGCCCGTCGTGATCGTGATGTTCGAGCCGACTGCGGTAGCGATCCAACTGGAGTAGCCAGAGCCGCCCGGGGGTGTGTAGGCCGTCAGGTCGCCGCTGCCGGCGGTCGAGAAGTCGTCGGCAATCACACCAGCCGGCGCAGCCCCAGTGAGATCGAAGCGCCAGTAGATCAGCCCATCCGTGCTCGTACCGGGCAGCACCGTATGGGGGACCGGAGCCACGTCGATCTCAAGGAACGAGGGGTCGGTGAAGACGAACTCGGCCACGATGGGCGTGGTCGGGTCATCCGTGACCACCCGGCCTGCGTCGGCGGTACGATCAGCGGCCGTCCGGTACAGGCGCAGCCAGCCCGGCTGGTCCGACACGATCTTCACGAGATCGGTGTCGCCTCCGAGGTTGAAGGTACCCTCCTCGAAGCTCGCGGGGGCCATCGCCGGAGTCGTCAGCGTCACGGTCGAGCGGCGAACAGCCTGCCCAACGATGGTGATGTTGGTGACTGTCTCCTCCACGATAGTCGTGGCCTCGACACGGCTGGGGATGTTCAGCAGCTTCTTGAGCAGCCGCTCCACGGCGTTCCGAAAGGCCGCCTCGTTCTGGCGGTCGTACCGCTCAGGCGGGGGCGGAATTGGAATCGGTGCGATGGAGCCGGGATCGTTGGCGACCATTACCGGCGCTGGCTTTCCTGCGCATCGAAGCGCATGATCCCCACCCGCCAGTTCGCCGCCACGTTCTGCTCCAGCCGCACCCGCATCATGCGGGCGGTGAGGCGCAGATTGGTCGGCTTCCCGAGCGTGAACGGCCCGTGCAGCGTCTCCGCGTTCGGGTCCGAGGGATAGTTCGAGGTGTAGAAGTACGCCTTCACGTCGCCCTGTGTCTTCTCATCCGGTACGATCCGGGTGAGGTACATGAAGCGGTCGCCGTTCCCCAGTTCCGAGGGGCCGGATTCGAGGAAGGGCGCAGGCTCTTCGGTGTCGTCGGCCGGCGAGATCAGCATGTCCGTGCCGCGCTCGTGCTCGAAGAGGTAGCCCGAGGCGATGGCCGCTGTCGGATACTGGAGCGCGCCCCGGTCGGCCCCGGCGGTGCGGGACAGCCGGCCGATGTTCCAATGCCCCTCGCGCCAGTTCCAGACCGCATAGCGGTCGTTCTCGCTTGAGTTGGCCGAGGGGTAGAACCACACGACTTCACCGAACTGCGCGAAGGTCATGGTGGTGATCTTGCCCTTCTGGGCGAGATTGATGTCCGAGAAGATATGGTCGCTGATTTCGCAGGGCAGCGGCTTCACATAGCCGTCGTACAGGAAGAACTGCCCCTGACTCATCCACACGGCCTGCGACTCCACCAGCGCGACCCCGCCGGGCGAGATGAGGCCGCACTTCGAGCCCAACTTCTCGAAGCTGTAGATCAGCGTGCCGCCGATGTACCGGGCGGTATGCACGTCGTCATCCGTCCAGATCAGGGTCTCGCCCTTGAGCCGGCGGCCTGTGACGATGTTGCCATTGCCTTCGAGGATGAAGTCACCAGCGGCCGAGCCTTCGGCCGGGCTCGCCGCGTCCCACTGGGTCAGCGATTCCTGATTGGGCCACTCGACGTTCCGGGGGATGCCACGCGCACCGAGGGCGAAGAGGAACCGCTCCGGGGTGACCACGAGGCCCACGCACTCGGTCGGAGCGCTCGCGTCCACGACGGTCGCCGGGTCCATGACCCCGTTCTCCCACACGAACAGCCGGCCGTCGTTGGGGTAGGTGGTGCCCACGAGGAACTGGCCGAAGGTGTCCAACTGCCAGACCGCCGGAGGAATCGGCGTGCTCTGGAGCGAGTCGGAGTTGCCGTAGTTGTAGAAGCCGAAGGGGCCGTTGCCGTAGCCGCCCACCTCATTCGAGGCATCCGCGCTGCCGGTCGTCAGGTCTTCGGGGGTGATGTCGTAAATCTTCCCCTCCTGAATGACGTGCAGGTGGGTGTTCGTGCCGATGGCGAGGTTCAGGACGCCGGTATTGTCCCGCCAGCCAAGCAGCGTGCGAGGCACGCCATCGGCCTGTATGGGTGCAACGGTGTCCGGGTCCGTGGTTACGTCAGCCGGCGTGACCTCGGTGATGGCCTGCCAGCCACCCCACGGGCGGATGGAGCCTTCCACGAAGCGCACGAGGCTGGCGTCATACCAGCGGCCCTGCGACTGATAGCGCGTGCCGTTCCGGTAGACGCCGGGCGGCAGCTTCAGGGGGATGAGCATTTAGCCCTCCAGCATCCAGCCTGCGGTAATCGCACGCCGGGCCACGAGCGCCGGCACTTCCACCAGTTTGCCATCGACATGCGCATGGCACCACAACTTCAACTGCTCAGCCGCTCCGTTCCAATCCCGGGCATCGACCGCCGACTTCAGGTGCGAGTTCTTGAGGAGCCCAGTGCCGAGGTTGAAGCCGAAGTCGATGAGCGCGTTGAGCCGGCGCTCCGACTGGCCCACGATGCTCGGAACGACTTTGATGACCTCGGCGGTCTTGTCCTTGATGTCCTGCAACAGAATGGTCGCTGCCGCCAACTCGTTCAGGAGCGGGGGCATCTGCATCGAGGGCACCCGATGGCCGTAGCCGATGGTCGGGTAGCCCGCGATGTCCTTGTACACCTTCAGCCGCAGACCTTCCTGATCCTTGAGGAAGTCAATGAGTTCCTGAGACGGCATGGTTAACTCTTCTTGAAACGATTCTCCACAGCGTTCGCGGCATGGAAGCCGGCGAGCGCGGTGCAGGCGATGAACGCGAACTGCTCAGTAAGCTTCGAGAGCAGCCCAAGGATGAACGACAGAGTGACGATGAAGCACGTCACCACCACCTTCCGCCAGCCGAAACTGGGCGGGTCTTCCGCAATGTCCGGCTCCGCAGGCTCATCCCCCATTAGAGGATGCCCAGCTTGAGCAGGATGCCGAACACCGTGGACACCCCCAGCATGATGCCGACCGCTTTGGTGTAGTGGCGGTCCAGCGAACCGATCCGGTGTTCGATGTGGGTGAACCGGGCGTCATCATCCTTCTCATGGCGCGCGGTCCAGTCGATCATCTGCTCCGTGTTCGCCTCGATACGGCCAAGCCGGGAGTACAGGTCATTCATCACTTCGGGGCTGTCCCCGAGCCGGCGGCCGTGGTCAGTCATTTTACACCGTCCGCAGGAAGCCGTGGAAAGTGGCGGCCGTGAACAGGAAGACGACCACATCTCCCGCTGCGGGATTCAGCGCCGGGGAAATGATGACCGGCCCCCCGCCATTGATCGAGTAGCGAAGCGTACCAGTGTGCGCGTTCTGAAAGCGCACGAAGAACATCTGGAAGCCGCTGCCGAGGTTTGTGAAGTTGATGGTCTGGGTGACGAAGCTGCCCCCGGTGTTGTTCCACGCGAGGTACGCATCGGTGTCCACGTCCACCGTGGCGTCGGCCCCGGTCGCCGCTGCGTTGCCAAGCTGGAGCCCGGCCAGCCGCGAGATGCCGCCGACTGCCAGTGTGCCGGTCAGCGTCAGGTCGCCAAAGGCCACCGCGCCGTCCACGGTCAGATCGCCCGTCAGGTGCTCATCGCCCCCCACGGTCAGATTGCCGGTCAGCGCGAGATCGCCGCCCACCGTCACGTCATCGTCCACCGTCAGATCGCTCGTGAGATGCGCGTTGGGGCCGGTCAGCGTGCCCGTGAAGGTGCCGCTGGCCTTCGGAATCGCGGCGTCCGCGACATCCGAGACGGCCTTGATGATCGAGTCCTGACTGGAGAGGTTGTCGTTGAGCAGCCCGCCCCAGATGTTGTTGTCCGCGCCCACCGTGGGCATCGTCCAGCCGTAATTCGGCGTTGTGGTGTCAGCCATTTACTCCCCCAAGGCGCTCTTGCGCCGCACGAGCGGGGTGTTGGCCCCGTATTCGGCCCGGTCGCGGGCCTTCTCCAGTTCGGCCAGAGCGGTCTCGAACTGACCCTCCCAGAGCGCGATGCGCTCATCGTTCTTGAGGTACGCCTCGGCCGCCATGAGCGTGCCGAAGAGGTAGATGTCCGGGTAGAAGGTCATCACCCAGTTGGTGTCACCCGCGTTCACCAGCGGCACCAGTTCGGCGTCGTAGATGATGGTCGCGATGTAGGTGGCGTCGGGGGCTGGCACGAACGTCAGGGTATCCCCGACATTGGTGAAGTAGACCGGGATGCCCACCCCCTGATACTGGCTGCGGTAGAAGTTCAGCCGCTCGGGGGAGACCACATCGAGGGTGCCGGCGAAGACGGTGGAATTGATCCAGATGGAGACCAGTTCCTTGATGCCGGTGGGCAGGGTGAAGGTCGGCCCGGTGAGCGAGATGTCCGACTGGACCCGCGCCTCCTTGCCGTTCAGGATGCGGTGCAGCCGGCTCTCGACCATGCGCACGAAGATCGGGTACTTCGCCGTGATGTCATCACGGTTCAGCCAGTCCCCGATCTCGGCGTTCAGGTCCGCCAAAGTGGTGAGTGCCATGTTCAGTCCCCGGAGGACACAATCAGCGAGCCTACGTCGCGGCGCATCTCTTCGACGGCCTCCGCGTGCTCATGCCGGAAGACGAACTCCCCGACGTGGCCGATCTTCTTGCTGAGATCGTGGTCAACATAGACCTTCAGGCCAGCGGCCCGAATCTTGCGGCAGAAGTATACATCCTCGCCCTCCCAGAAGCCAGCATCGGGGGTTTCCACCGGGGCCGAGAACGAGGTCTGGAAGACCGGCATCTCGACGTAGTTGAACACGTCGGTCTTCATCAGCACGCAGCCGAAACCGATGGCCTCGACCTCTTCCAGCCCGGTCGAATCCGGCCCCGTGACCAGCCGGACGTGATCCTTGTGGTTCGGGTCCATCCGCTTGAAGGCGACCGACCGAATCGGCATCCGCCGCGTGGTGTAGTTGACCCCCACAATGTCCTTGTTGTGCTGGATCAGCTTCAGCAGCAGATCACAGGGGTAGATCATGTCCGAGTCCAGCCAGAGCAGATCGGTCGCCCCGCCCTGAATCGCCTTCTTGGCGAGGGTGGTGCGGGCGATGTCGATGTAGGTGCCCTTGACCAGATGGAACGACAGGTCAATGGCCCCCATTGCGACGATGCTGGCTCCGGTGAAGGCGGCCATCTCCGCAAGGGAGAGGGCGCTCAGGGACGACATCTGATCGGCCGAGGGGATCAGGACGGCCACCTTGCGGTTCGGCTCCTTCTCCAGCTTGCGGACATCGGTAGGCTGCGAGTTCGTGATCGTAGTCACTTCGAGAGTTTCCCGGGACGGGTGCGAAAGAATCGGTTGGCCGGATCATCGAGCCACTTGCGCAGCTTGATCTGGCGGGTATCGGCGCGGTCGATGATGCCCTCATCCATCAACTTCTGGTAGATCACCAGCGGCAGCGAAGCCACCATCTGGCCCTCTTTCCAGCGCGCGCGCTCATCGGTCTGGTTCATCTCCTGCTTGTTCGACTCCAGAATGGGCTGCGCGAACTGATCGGTCACGATCTGGAAGGAACCATCCTCGTTCCAGATGAACCGCTCGCGGATGCCCGTGAGGGGGTCGTAGGACAGCACGCGCTCCTTTACCATGAGAGGATGACCCCCGCCACGGCGTTCGGCCTCCCGGTCACATCGACCCCTGCGGCGACTCCGAAGCCGAAATGCGGCACCAGCCGGCCGAGGAAGGTCTTGTGGATCGGGGCCTTGTCCAGCAGCGTCTTGCCGGCCCCCAGCATCGAGTCGGACACGAACAACTGCCGGGCGAGCTTCGCGCCGATCTGCTTCTCCTGATCCCAGCCGCTTTGGAGGGTGTTTATTACGATGTTCAGGCTGTCGATGATGCTGTCCCGGGCCAGAATGGGCCGGGCACAGGTGTCGGGGAAGGCCGAGGCCGGCAGGGTGGCGTCCACCCGCGCCTGCGCGACGTGGATCACCTTGATCTTGGTGATGACACGGGCCTGCATCCCGTCGAGGCTGATCTGGAGGTTCTGGTTGTTCGCGAGGAGGAGCTTGTTGTCGTGACGAATCACGAGCAGACTGTCTTCGTAGGTCTGCCGCTGCGATTCCCACTTCTTGATGCGTGCCGAGCCGAGTAGACCAGCCGTGAGAATCACGAAGGCCACCGCTCCCGCCACCACATATTGCCCTACATTTTTCACCGAAGCACCTGATCCCGACGATTTTGATTGAGATTAGCTGGTTTACTCTGGTATGCCATAAGCCCCGAATCGAGGCTTATGGCATACCAAAGTGAATCAGTCGAACCTAGCCGCCGCCAGCCTTAGCTGGTGGACAGATCGGCCGCGAGGCCCAGAGCAGCCTCGTTGTTGACCCGCAGAGTCCACTCGACCACGATCATCCGCTTCTCCGCGTCACCCGTCTTGGCCAGCTTGACGGTACGGAAGGACCGCAGGAACGCGGCCGACACGAACTCGTAATCGAGGAACCACGCATCCCGCTCGCGCTGGAAGCGGTTCGGAACGACGGCCAGAATCCCGAAGTCGGAGACGTAGACATCCACGGCACCGATCACGGCAGTCTGCTTGACCGCGCTCTGGTAGAACGTCTTGGTGGCCACACCCGAGAAGGTGGAGACCACACCCTTGTTGAACGGCCCCACCATCAGGGTCGTCGGCTCCGCGCCAGTGTTGTAGCACTGCGTCATCACGTCCTTGGTGATGACTTCGGTGAAGGCACGGGTCGTGCCATCAGTCCGAGCCGCCGCCGGCACGCCGGAGGTGTACACCGGGCTGGTGCCATCCGTGGCATGGTTCACGTTGGTCTTGACCCACGCACCGAGGGTCGCCATGAGGCGCGCAGTCACGTCGCCACCGGCATTGGCCCCGATGTTCTCCAGCGCGGTCTTCTCCATGTCGCGCTTGAGTTCCTTCGACCGCTTGGCAAGCTGGAAAGCCTCTTCCGACTTGCGGCCGGCCTTGTCCACTTCCTCCAGCGTGTCGGAGATCAGAGTGAACTTCTTCTGAATCTGCGAGTAGTTGCCGACGCGAGTGGTCGCGCTGGCCGCCGCGATGGCCGTGGTGTCGTCACCTTCGATGTGGGCGTTGGTGGAAACCGCCGCAGCGAGGGTGTCGGTCTGCCACTCGTGCAGAGTGGCCTTCATCGAGGTCCGTCCGGCGTTGGACATGAACGGAGTCTCGGTGGGCGAAATGTTGTAGATGAAGTTCGCCAAGTCTTCACGCAGACCCTTGCTCTGGTAGGTCTGCTGGGTGGTTCCGAAGGCAGTCATTGTGCTACCCTGATCTTTCTATTGCGAGCCGGCGGCTGAACTTAGTCCAGCAGGCCGGCGGCCAGCATTGCGGCAGCGGCATCACGCACGTTGCCAGTCTTCGCAAGACGCTGTTTCGCTCGTGTGGTCTCGCTCACGGCCGACTTCGGAGACTTGTTGAGAGCGCCCGGCTTCAGGGCCGGAGTCACGATCTTCTTGGCGTCCGGCTTGCCCTTCTTGGCATCCAGACCGCCCTTGATCTCAGCGTAGAGACGCGACTGATTGAGCAGCTTGAACAGGCGATGGTCCGTCACGTTCCGCAGGTCTTCGTCGGTCCAGCCAAAGGTCTTGGCATGATCCGACAGCGACTTCTTGAACGCTTTGGCCTTGGTCGGGTCTGCCATCTCGGGGAAAGCCTCCCTCAACTTCTGGCTTTCTGCGTCGATGGTCGCGTTGTGGGCGGCGATCTGATCCTCCACCACCTTCTGCTGGGCCGCCGCTGTCGCGTTGGCCACCCGGTCCATCCTGCCCTTGTGAATCTGCCACTCGGCGTGCAACGCGGCGAACTTCTCCGGCGTCTTCGCCCGGACCTGATCCCAGTCCGGTTCCTTGGGGGCGACCGAATCGAGGTGGTCCTTCAGTTGCTTCAGCGACTCGGCCAACTGAGCCCGTTCGGCCCGGATGGTTGCTGTCTCCGTCTCCATTGACTTCCGAAGCTCGGCGTTCGCCTGAGACTTGCGGGTGTAGTCGGAGTTGCGCAGATAGCCCTTTGCCGCTTCCTCCAGCGTGATCTCTTCTTCTCCGCTGTCCGTCTTCACCTTGAGGGTCTTGGGGGTGTCGGCCGGCTCCGCAGAGTCATCGGCATCGTCATCCTCGGTGTCCTTCTTCGGCTCTTCGGACTGATCCTCTGCGTCGTCGGTGCCCTCGGCGTCGTCATCCTCTTCGGATTCCTCCACCTTCGGCTTCTTCTTCGCAGTTGAGGCCGCAGCCTCATCGGACCCATCAGCCGTCGCGTGCTCGTCAATCACGAGGTCGTCGTCCATCAGGGTTGCCATACCCGCAGCCGCTTCGGACAGGCTCATCGGTGTGATGGTAGCACTGCCGCCCGGGATGCGATCTTCGTCTGCCATTATATGCTATCCTTTCGGATTTGGGAAGTCCTTACTCCTCAACACCTTCCCCGGTCTCCCGGGAACGGAGGATTTCGGCGTATTCCCCTCGGTCGGCCACGATCTGCATTTGCAGCTTCACGGCTACAACCGCGCGAACCATCGCATGAGCCTCTTCCCGCTCGGGAGCGCTCTTTGCGGCCAGCCACGCCTGAGTCGCGTCGATCTTCACTGTCTCGAAGACCTTGGCGATCAGGGGATCACGAATCAGCAGCGTCATCCGCTGCCCATCTTCAATTACGCTCACTCAGAGCCTCCTGCGGCGATTTCGGCCGCTTTCATGGCGTTCGCTTCCTTCTGGACGCCGATCTTGTCGGCATTGTGCTCCCGGGCGACGGCCGCCTTGAGGCGCATGTCCATTTCCTTGAGCCCGGAGTCGATGGTGTGCTTGTGCTTCTCCATCGCCGCGCTGTGGGCGTGCAACATGGCCTCGTGCTTCTGCTCCATCTCCGCGATGTGCCCCTTCAGGGCCACCTGAAGCGCGACTTCGTGGTTCGCCTGCGCGTACTTCAGGCGCAGTTCCTCCTGCTTGAGTTCCCGCTCCAGTTCAAGCTGCGCCATCTTGTGCTGGTGGTCGAGCATCATCTTCTGCTTGTCCTGCTCGTTCTTCTGGGCGTGCAGTTGGGTCTCGGCCTGATCTTTCTGGGCCTGCGACTGCGCCACGATCATCTCCGGCGACGGCTGCGGGGGCTGCTGGGCCGCCTTCTGGGTGTCCGCATCCGCCTGCTGGGTCGAATACCGCTTCAGGTACGTCTCGACATCGAGTTCGCCGGCCACCGTGATGATCTTGGCCAGCGTGTTCCGGTACTCGGCCAGCGTCACCAGCGGATTGCCGGGTCCGAGGGTCGTGAGCACCTGTTCCTGCAACTGACGGATCATGCCGAGCCGGGCGAGCTTGTCGTCGGTCATCCCGCGACCCAGCCCGACCTTCACGATCACGTCCATGTCCGAATCCCACGGCCGGGGGTCGATGGGCACGAACTCGCCGCGCAACCGGACCATCCGGGGGCCGTCCTGATGCTGCTTGATGAGCCCGAAGAGCCCCTTGAACAGCTTCTTGAACGCCGTCTCGGCAAAGACTCGCGCGAGCAGTTCCACACGCTCCTGCGCGCCGTTGATGGTCGCCGCGACGGCCTGCTTGGTGCTGGACTGGAGCGAATCGGCGTCGAGACCCTTGGCGGCGTCCGACCGGCCGGTACGATCCTCCAGCACCTTGTCCATGTACTCCATGAGCGGGAAGGCGTCCTTCCCGACGTAGTTGTGCACGAACTCGCCAGCCATGTTCGGCTGCTTCATGCGGATGATGGCACCGATCTCGGTGTTCAGCACGTCCTTCGGGTAGACCTGACCCTCGACCACCCATGTCCGGGGGTGCAGGGCCAGACCCAGCGAATCGAGGTTGCCCCGGAGGAGCGCCGACTTGATGCGCTGAATGTCCATCGACTGCGAGGCCACCGACTGGCCGAACAGCGTGTGGGGGATGGGATAGGGCACGAAGCAGATGATTGGGATTTCGTTGACTACTTCGCCCTTCCCATCGCCCACCAGCTTGTAGTTCGGACCAATGCAGATGAACTTCCGCAGTTGCCGGCGGTGCTTGCCCTCGACATCGAGGCGGGAATAGACCTCGTTGATCTCGATGGCGAGACTGGACGGATCGGCCGAGTCGGCCCCATCGTCCTGCTGCTGATTGGTGATGGTGTCGAACCGAACGATCTGTTCGGGGTTGGTCTGGAGGGTGGAAGACGACCCGGCGTGCTCGATGAGTTCGTCCCACGGAGCGTACCCCATCTCGTAGGCGTCCCCAACGCGCATGATCTCCCGGTGCGAGACGATGGACGCCTCTTCCAGCGACCGAGCATCGCGGTTCCACATGATGGACTCGGGGGGCACGGTCTTGAAGCGCGCCCGGCCGCCCTTGTCGATCTCGGTCACTTCGCAGTCGAAGACTTCCACTGGCTTGTCTTCGATGATGACCTTGTTGGTCTTGATGATCTCGTACTCGACGTTCTCCTGCTGCGCAAGCATCTGCACCTGTTCGGCCAGCAGGCCGGTCAGGCTGTACTTCCGCTCCTTGATGGTCTCCTCCCACCAATACTTCACGAAGCCGGTGGTCTTCACGAATCCATCGTGGAGCCACGCCTGCGTCTGCATGAAGCCGTCGTTGTCGTTTTCGTAGATGTGGTACAGGTAGTCGGTCGCCTGCTCAGCTTCGCGCACCATATCCGGGCGACTCGGCTGAACTTCGACGGGCCGCTCGGACCCGTGGAAAATGCGAAGCATGGAGGGCATGAGCCCCAGCGTTGTGTCTCGCACGTCGGTCGAGACTACCTGCGACCGGCCCTTCTCTTCATTGCCGAAGGGCTCACCCTTGTAGAACTTCTCAGCCTCGGCGCGCATCGGGGAGATTTCACGGTCAATGAAATTGGCCGCGTTGTTGAGCATGACGCCGAGCACGCGCTCGACCTCGGACGCGCTCATCGGCCCATCGGCCGAGGTCTTGTCGGCGTCGGTGAACGCCTCCATGTCCTCGTTGTCGGTATCAGGGCGGGGCTCCAGCGCCTCTTCACCCTTGATCTTGTACGCCATCGGTGTTCCGATCAGCCGCGTCCTGCTCTACTGTCGGCCCGTCATCGGCCGCGCGCTCGCCCGGGGCGAGATCAGTCTGTATGTTACTACGCTGGGCCTTGCGGAGCAAGTCGCGCTCGCGCTTGGCCTTAGCTTTGATGCGTTCCTGCACATGCTCCTGCCGGATCGAGTGCCGCTTACCCAGCCATGAGCCAGCGACGGATGGCACGGCGCACAAGCCAATGGCGTACCCCAGTCCGGCGTCGAGGAGCAGCCAGCCGAAGAGGCCGTAGTCGATCCACTGCAATGCCTCGCCGCAGGCGGCCCAGTTCGCGCTCGATACGTCTTGCAGCAGGCGATCTGCTGCCACCTCTTTCCCCGAGAGCCAGTAATGCACATACGCAAACGACGCGGCGGCAAGTGGGACAGCCATCTCTCGTAACATAGAGCGTACCCATCAGACGATGCCCATGATATTGCGCTCGATGGTGCTGTTCCAGCCCCAGTCGCCGGTATTCGAGCCCATCAGTTCCG